ACTGCAATCACCATTGTCATTGCAGTAACGATGGTACTTGCCCTGTGCAAGATTGTACCTGTCGTATCTGTAAGCACAATGCCCTTGACGAATTTTGGAGACAACTAGGAGGATACGAAGCCCCTAACAAAAAAAGGCACAAAAATTAAAAAAGCTATGGCTAAAAAATCATCATGAACATGTCCAACAACAGAGTATCGCAGCTCATACAACAGCTACGAGATGCAACGGAGATGGGTGACGATGATCTAGCTGAACAAATTAGATCAGATTTATTTAGGGAATTTGAAATTGAAATGGCAAACGGTGGCCGTGTAGGTTTACAAGAAGGCGGACTACCGACGGTCTCATCTATTCTTGGTTTGCAAGCTTTACAAGCGGGACAAACACCAGGGGCGACTCCAGGTTTAGATTCTTTAGGTCTACAAAGTTTATTGCCACCAAGACCCGATTTAAAAGCTATGACACAACAAGCGGGCAACCCAATGAATGTTCCTAATCCATACAACTATGGATACGGAGCTTCAGCTGATTTCGGCAGAAGAAATTTAGATGCATCACAGTACACAGGTGATTCAGCGTTCCCAATGTTACAAGATATTTTTGGAAAAGATGCAGGCACACTAACTCAACAAGAACTTGATGATAGACTTGCGGCACAAAAATCTGGTCTTTCAAAAACATATCAAGGTCAGATTGATGCAAAAGTAGCCGCCATGGCAGAAGCCAACAAAGCAAAAGCCTCGGCTGAAGCAGCTCTTAGAGCACAACGACAGCAATCATCCACAGCGGCATCCACGGCAGCAGCGAACGCAGCAGCTGCAGCGAAATCTCAAGCAGACGCCATTGCCAAATTAAAAGCAGACCTTGCAGCATTGCAAGCAGCTCCACCACAAATTAAAGAAATTATAAAATACCGCGACCGCATTATACCTAACCCACAACCAGTGCGTAGAGGGGGCGGGGAAGGTCGTCGCGGCGATGGACCTGGCGGTCGAGGACGTGGATGTTTTGTTAAAGGCACCATGATTGAAATGGCTGACGGCTCTAAAAAAGAAATTACATCTATTGATGTTGGCGAAGAGACAAGAGGCGGAACAGTTCTAGCTCTTATGAAATTTTTACCGGAAAGCATATACAACTACAAGGGCGTTAAAGTCTCTGGATCACATTGGGTTATTGAAGACAACCAGTTTATTGAAGTTGAAAATAGTGAACGTGCTGTGGCAACCGATACGGTTGAAACTGTGTATTGTTTTAAAACTTCTAAAAATAGAATATGGATAAATGGTGTCGAGTTCGGTGACTTTGAAACAGGTAGTGATGAAGATTGGGCTCCACACTTTGAGTTTGTAAAACAAAAATTGAATGAGCAGTTGCGAGAAACTAGAAAGTAATGGCGACAGCAGAAGGTATACTATCAACAGGAGCTGCGAGAGCGGCGCCAAAGATTGCATCAAGTGTTGGGTCAAAAGCTTTAACACTAGGACTGGGCACCCCCGCTTTAATGTATGATGTCATGGCTGGAGACCTAGGAGAAAGAGACGCTCTTTATGGGTTTCATCCAGCAGAGCTGGGACCGGGACCAGAAAGGTTTGGACTTGAGGCAAACGACCCCATACCAGAAATGGGTGGCTACAGTTATGCAGAACTTATTAACGATCCTGATTATATAAATATGGCTAAAGAGTACGGAATACCTGTTCAAACTTTAATTGCAGAGTATTTGATGGACGAGCTTGTTATACCAAAAGAAGGTCCCGCAACTCCTTCTGCGTTCACTATGGAGGAGTTAAAAGAATATTATGGTGACACACCTTTCTTTCAAGAGTATAAAGAAAATGTACCTTTTGGTGATAAATTCTCAAGGGGGTTTGATAAAGTTTTGTCTGGAATAGGAAGTTTATTTAGTAAGGAGTAATTATGCCGATCGATAAAGATATGCCACTAACAGAGCAAATGAAATTTGATTTGGAGGCAGAAAATTTTTCACCTGAAGAAATAGAATTAATGGAGGGAGACCAACAGCTAGATGCTGATGGTGGTGCAACTATAACTTTTGGTGGACAGATGCAAGCGCCGCAAGGCCACTTTGCTAATTTAGCAGAGACGATGGATGATGGTGACTTAGCTGTAATCGTTGACGAACTATTAGAAGCATACGAAGGAGACAAGGAAGCTCGATCAGATTGGTCTTCTACTTATGCTGAAGGGCTTAGTTTGATGGGCCTTAAAAACGAAGATAGAACAGAACCTTTCCCCGGTGCGTCTGGTGTATCTCATCCACTTCTTGCAGAGTCTGTAACACAGTTTCAAGCACAATCTTACAAAGAATTATTTCCAGCAGGTGGGCCTGTAAAAACACAGATTATGGGCATGACCAATTCACAGGTCGAAGCTCAGTCAAAACGTGTTAAAGAATTTATGAATTATCAACTTACTCACATCATGGAAGAGTACGAGCCCGAGCTAGATCAGATGCTTTTTCATCTCCCCCTTTCTGGCTCGGCGTTTCGTAAAATATATTTTGATGACAAATTAGGAAGGCCTGTTTCTAAGTTTGTATCATCAGAGGATCTCGTAGTGCCCTATGACTCTACAGATTTACTTACCTGTATGAGAATTACTCATGTCATAAAGATGCCCGCTAACGATGTTAGAAAATACCAAGCGTCTGGTTTTTATACAGACATTGAATTAGGTGAAGCTTACGATCAAGAGAACAGCGAAGTGCAAGATCGAATTGATGAATTAGATGGAGCAAAAAGAGTTTACACAAAAGATAACATTCACACGATTTTAGAAATGCATGTTGATCTTGATCTTCCAGGCTATGAGGATGCCAATGAGGCAGGCGAAAGTTCTGGGATAAGTCTACCGTACATCGTAAGTATAGACGAGAACTCCTCTAAAATATTATCTATAAGAAGAAACTACGCTGAACAAGATGCTCTTAAAATTAAAAAACAATACTTCGTACATTACAAGTTTCTTCCCGGCCTTGGCTTCTATGGCTTTGGTCTTATTCACATGTTGGGTGGTTTATCAAAGTCTGCAACCTCCATACTACGACAGCTCATCGATGCTGGTACACTCGCCAATTTACCTTCCGGATTTAAAGCAAGGGGCTTACGAATACGGGATGATGATCAGCCATTAGTCCCTGGAGAATTTAGAGACGTGGATGCTCCTGCTGGAGAGATCAGCAGCTCTTTAGTTCCGTTACCTTACAAAGAACCATCAGGCACACTTTTTCAATTATTAGGATTTGTCATTGAAAGCGGCAAATCTTTTGCAGCTGTGGCTGACATGAAACTTGGCGAAGGCAATGAAGTTAATCCTGTGGGCACAACTATGGCGTTGCTTGAACGTGGCATGAAAGTAATGTCTGCTATTCACAAAAGAATGCACTCAGCCCAAGGCAAAGAATTTAAATTACTTGCAAAACTTTTTGCAGACACACTGCCCCCTGTATATCCGTATCAAGTTGTGGGCGGCAATCAAGCTGTAAAAGCACAAGACTTTGATCAAAGAATAGATGTCATTCCTGTTTCTGACCCTAACATTTTTTCTGTTACTCAACGTGTAACACTTGCACAACAACAATTGCAACTAGCACAAGCTGCACCACAAATGCACAACATTCATGAAGCGTATCGTCGAATGTACGAAGCTATGGGAGTGCAAAACATAGAGGCCATTATGCCTCCGCCTCCTCAACCGCAACCAAAAGATCCTGCACTAGAAAATGCAGAATTGACTTCTGGTAAAACTGCTCAAGCTTTTCCTGGACAAAATCATGACGCACACATCGTAGCTCACATAGCCTTGCTAGGCAGTTTAGTTGTGAAATCTAATCCGCAAACTTTTGCTAATACACAAGCACATATTATGCAGCACATATCTTTAAAAGCTCAGGAAGAAGTCCAAGAACAAATGGCGCCTCAAATGCAACAGATGCAAGCTGCGCAACAAGGACAACCAATGGCTCCTCAACAACAGCAAATGATGCAACAAGTAATGATGGAGATGCAAACAAAAGTTGCTCAAAGAGAAGCAGAACTTATTACAGAGTTTATGGAAAATATTGATGAACTTGTTTCTGCATCACAAGAAGATCCATTAGTTAAATTAAAAGAACTTGAGCTTCAAATAAAAGCTCAGGAATCTCAACAAGATTTAAAAGAATCACAAGCCAAACTTTCTGTTGAAAAAGAAAAAATGGAAAATAAAGAAAAAACAGACAAAGCAAAAATAGATCAACAAAAAGATGCCGTGGCTCTTAGGTCTGCAATTGCTATAGAAAAGTTGGAAAGAGAAACACAACAAAAAGTTTTAGACAAAGCAGAAAAAATGACTAAAAATATACAAGACGCTTTTAACAAAGGAATTTAATTATGCAGGGTCGAAGTCAAAGAGGAGGTTTTAAAGGCGGCAAAAGAGGCAAGTCTGGAGGAAGCAGCTCTGGGGGTCAAGGCCAAAGTCAAAGAGGTGGTTTTAAGGGGGGCAAAAGAGGTAAATCTGAGTCTAAAAATACAAGCAGTAAAGATAAACAAGGACAAAGCAGAAGAGGCACTACAACAACAGCTAAAGATGTTCAAAAAGCAGCAGATAAAATTAATAGAGATTTTAACAAAAGAACAGGATTTCAAACAAAAGACGGTTTTTTAAAAGATAGTAAAGGTAATATTGTAAGATCAAAAACTCAAGTTGATAGAGTTAGGGCAGAAAAGAAAAGAGAAAAAGCTCTTCGTGATTTG